TGTTGAACATAAGAAATAATTTTCAATCCCTGTTCATAAAACTCTTCCAATACTTCTCTGGAAAATAAAAAGGTTTGTTCTCCGTTTTCATCAGTCTGTTTCATATGTGGAGCAGCTTCTTCAATCAAAATAGATTTAAACTTTTGTGACAAATTTATAGACGAAGCATCAGAAACGTTATCACTATATAAATCCTGCTCCAACCAATCTTGAATAACCCGATGTATAGATGTACCAAAAATCGTATAGATAGACTGATCAAAAGAATCTAACCCATCTATATATTTTAATTTCCACCTGTATGGGCATTCTACCCAAGTTTTATATTGACTATAACTTACTCTTTTCATTTGTTTTCCAGCCCGTAAACTCGCTTTAACCATTTTATTTTTTCCTTACCTTCCGATGAAGATTTTAATATCTCATAATATGTTTCTGCATTATCTAAACTTTCTTCATAATGCTTAGCAATAACTTCAACTTCTTTATTAACCTTACTAGACCCCTTCCATATCCAAGGGAACTGCTTGAACCCTGGCCGCTTAGAATATGGAAAAAGAGATTGCATAAGTTTAAAATGTAATTCATTACTCAAAGTATATTGTTGAACTAAATTCACAAAATCAACCAGATCGCCATTCTTAGAAAGTTCTTTGTTAATCACATATTGTGAATATCCTTCATCGCCTCCAAACTTTTCTTTGGAGTTGTATATAGCCCCCACATGTGTAAACGGACTAAGTTTTTTCTTCATCACTGTCATCGCGGTCCATATCAGGCAAAAATTCCTTGTTAACAAAACCACAAGCATTACATGCAAATGTTTGAATTGGAACAACCGCCTCCTTACCTGTCGGAGATATGATGGGAGAAATCCTCTTCATCATCATAACACCTATGAAAGTTAGATTAGCACAATGTTCACAAGACACACTTTCAGCTTGCGCTAAATGTGACTCATTGATAGTAGCAGCCGGCTGCTCATTCATAAGTTGTATATTACTTGGGTTTTTGTTTCTTCTTCTAGACATCTATCTTACTCCTTAAAAAGTTTTAAAATATTATACATACAGGCACTAAAATTAATTTCTTTATCTACAACAAAAGCATCTCTATGCTGTGCATCTGCAAGTTGTAAAATAACCATCGGTTGCACATCTTCAGAAAAATTATCAAGATTCTCATAAAGAAAACTATAAAACTCTGAAAAATCTCTGATACTATTCGCGTGTATCATTTCACGAATAACTTTAAATCTGCTGAGAATGGGTTGTCCACTCTCTAACAACGCTGACATCATATTTAACTTAACATCAGAACCAATCAATTGTTCAACGTCTAATGTTAACTTACCATTCTTGGAAAACAATTGTGCGGTATTAATGACCTTACGAATGTCTGGATGATAGCTGACCACCAAGGTCTTTACATCTTCCAACTCAAACTCAACACCCTCATTCTCCAAAATACCAGCAAGATGTATTGCTACATTCTTTTGTGAAGGGGGAATGAGAGAAAACGATTGACACCTACTAATGATCGGATCAATAATTCTCTCTTGATAATTGCAGGTAAGAATAAACCTTGCGTGTTTGGAAAACGTTTCCATTAGATTACGAAGTGCCGCTTGTCCATTTGGTGAGACATAATCTGCCTCATCTAACACCACGATCTTAAGTCCCTTAAAACCCATCGTGGTAACAAACCCCTTGATCTTATTACGAATCGTATCAACACTATTCTCATCAGAAGCATTGATAAACAAATAATCACAATCAATATTCTTAATAAGAAGCTTAGCAAGTGTAGTTTTACCTGACCCAGCCTTACCCGCAAACAACAAATGTGGAATATCTTGTTCATTTATTAAAGAATTAATCTTATCTTTAATAAGTTTATTTCCAACAAAGTCATCCATAGTAGATGGCCGATATCGTTCACACCAAAGAGTATTCTCTGTTTGCATATTATCGTCCTACCTCAGTCATATATTTATCTTTCACTACATCCCACTTCATATCTATCATTTCTTTATAATAAAGATGTTCTGATTTAATTCTATTTTGTTCAAGAAGATTGGTATACCGTCTAATTGCTTTGGGCTTCCACCAATCCATTACACTATCAATATCATTTTCCAATTTCTTTGAATCAACCAACTCCGATTCTACAATCTCACCTCTCAAATATTCTCTAGTATTTTCATATAACGAAGCAAAATAAACTCCCCTTTTAAACCCATGAACATATTCAGAAGCCTTCAAGCCAAGATGTTTGTAAATTCTATTAATTACATTTTGTTTTGGACCGGACGGTGGATGAACTAGCTTCCCGCGGAGATCGTGGACAACATTATTATCGTGAACAGAAAGCTTCTGTTCAGCTAGCTGATCAATAAGTTCCTCTCTAGTAGTAGCGTGTTCGCGAACTGTATCTTTAAATGTCCATACCCACTTATCATTTTCGTGAGAAATTATACCAGCCTTACCACAACTTGCATGTTCATATTCTTGAATATGATTTTCTTTTAACCACTTCGACCACTTTTTAAAATGTTCATCATCTGGCTTAAGAAGAATTTTTCCAGTAGTCTTTCCAAGCTTTTTCCAAAAAGGAATTCTTTGATACATAGAATGTCCACCATAAAGAGAAGTTGTTGTCATTCCCACCAACTTCTGATTAAATTTCCTTTCCCAAGCATCACGAACATCCTTAGTGCAGAGAAGAGAAGCAATTAATTTACCACCAAGAAAATTATAACCAAACGGTTGAGTCGCTACAATTGTAGAAGCAATACAAGTTTGATTCAACTTACCCTTTTCAAATTTATCTTCCTTCGTCCAGCCGATCCATTTATCTCTAACACCTATAGAAATAACATCAGAAGCAACAGAGGCTACCCCAAGAACTTTATTAGTATTCGCATCAAAAATCAAAATCTTAATAAGTCTACCAATACCAATAGAAAACTCCATTGTATGAATAAGAAGTCTTAAATACTTCCACATATCATAGAACTGGGTTCCTTCATCGCAAATGATAATCTGTGGTTTTAGATTACTAATTTCTTCAATAGTTTTTTCTTTGTCAAAGATATCAGTTGGAGTCCATAAGAATGTCTGTAAAGTTCCTATAGCTGCAAGATTACGTTCTCTATTCTTAATACCAAGTTGCTTTAATTCTATCCATTTTTTATAAAGTGTAGATTCTTGTACATCTTGAGTTTTCAAGTCATCCATATGTTTGATAAAAGACCTTTTATCTACCTCATAATCAAACCGTGGACCTACATCAAAAAAACCATCGATTACAGACAAATCTACTGAAGAATGTATTTTCTTTTGTTTCATCAGATCACAATATTACTAATCTTAAGAAGATAATATTCCGAAATAAATCCACCATTATTAAACTTGGTAGAAAGAATACCACGATCAGACACTTCAATACTACCTGACTGCGCTTCCTTATTAGCCAAAAATATATCTTTCAAATACTTGGCAGAAAACGTTAGTTTTTCTTGAAGATCGCCAGATGATTCTACTTCAAGGGAAATACGAGTTGTATTCATATCTGTATATCCAATAACCAATTTGGTATCGTAATTAGAAGCAGATCCATCCGACTGTTGTGTTTCCGTTACTATAGTAAATGTATCCACTTCTGAAAGAGCAGATGTTGCTTTAACAAAGCGAGACATAAACTTCTCATCAAAAGGAATTGTTAAATTACACTCTGGTAAATTAGCAACCTTAGGCGCATCGGGGATAACTTGGGGATCTGATAATACAAACTTTACTTTAGTATGAAACGGATCGTCATCTATCTGCAAAGCAATTGGAATATCTTGCGACGTTTCTACATTCACATTAATATTATCTGATTGATCGAACACTCCCAACAACGAACGCAGTTGAGACGTATCATAGATAGAATAATTTCCACTGGGAAGTGGAAGTTTGTCGCTCTTTACAAAAGCCATAGCCTGCATGTCTTGAGTAGTTCCACTTACAGAAAGTACTCCATCTGTAGAATCCAAATTTACAGAATTGATAGCTCCGCTAAGGGTATACTTCTGAATGAACATTTCAAGTGAAGACTTCTTCATAACCTAACCTCTTTGTTTTAACGTTTATTAAATATAATACAATTTGCACTACATGTCAAGTCATAAACCGAACATATTTAACAGATCTTTTTCAACTTTGATATTAATGGGCAACTCTCCCCAACCCAAAGCATTGTAAAAATCTTGTAATTTTTTCTTCAATTCAGCATCAAACAATCTTTGATGATCACAATACGTTTTTAAAAACTTCATAATCTGTGGAGGATCTTCATAATCTTTAAATGCTAACGTATCTATGTGATACGGATTCTGACGTAACATCACATACTTTATCTTTTCTCCATCACTAATAGATGGAAACTGTTTATCAATTTCAAATTCTTTCAAAAGATGATTATAATTTATCACCGATTTTACATGCATCGGAGTACTCTTCTTATAATGTCCCAACCTATCATTTGGTGTTCTATACTTCGTTACATTCTTAGCCGCAGTATTTCTTGCAATCATTCTAGCTGAAACCTTTGTGAGACCATTAACAAAGTTTACCATTATTTTATCTATATCACCCTTGTCCGCATCATTCAACAAACTTATAATAAATTTCTGCATGTACTCTTTAAAAACAATTGGAAATGTTGAACGAACAATATCCAATCCCTTAACAATTAACTTAGGATCAATCTCAATGTTCTTTTCCAAATCATAAACTTTCAACATCGCATATCTTTTCTTAGTAATCCAAATTCCAGACCTAGCAATTGTTTCACCCTTAATATGAAATCTATGAGTAAGACAATTAAAATAATCAACAGCCATCTTATTATAATATTCATTCAATTTCTGTTCTACAAAACGAGAAATTTTAATTGTAGCTGTTAGTAAGTCTCCTTTCAATTTATGTTTCAGGGGGAGAGAAGAAAAATATAAACTATCAGTGTCAATGTAAATACACCAATCTTTCTCTGAAGGAGGTATAAATGTTTCTTTCCTCTTCGTTGCTTCCTGTTTAAGAGCCAATTCATATTTTGCCAATTCTGCACTACTCTTAGGTTCAGCACCCAACTGTTCAAACAAACCATTCACATATGTCGCGGAGTTCTTGATCACATCTTGTCCAGTAGCAGTAACAGCAACAGCATTGTCCAAATCAAAGAATCTAAAAATAGGAAGTCCCAAGACACCATACAATGAATTTAAGAAAATCTTTTGAATGTGTTGTCTACGATCATAAAATTCCGACATCTCTTTATCGTGTTGCTTGCCGCTCAAAGAGAATTCTGTAGCATGGTTCTTCATTAATTTTTGAAATTCAATTCTCTGAGCAAACCACTGTTCAATAATTTCTGGGATGATTCCTCTTTTGTCCTGTTGATATAAAATACCATTAGAACTTATACCTAAATTATTTTCAGTTATAAATGTATCAAAATCTTCTCTATTTAAATTCTTCCCTACCCCATCGGTATCAACACTGAATGTATCCTTCTCACCGTTTACGAAACTTTTATTATTCCAATTATCAACTTTACCAACTTTTGTTTCCGGTGAAATATTAAGAGACATAATAATAGAAGGATATAGAGACTGTAAATCTAAAGAAAATACCCAATCATGTTTTGCTGGATTAGGAACCTTGACATAGGCTCCGACAAATTTATCGGTACCATCGCGATCATTCATCATCTGTCGTGCCTTTGGATTCTTATCAGTAACAACCAAACCCTTACGATGTAGATACGTTACAATTGTCCCCTCAAGAAAACGAGATGAGAACCCATAGTCCTCATACTGTACATGACCAATGTGACAGATGCCGCGGACAAGCTCAATCAATTTCATTTTCTTTTCAAGCTCTACAACGATCTTTACATCAGTCAAATTATATTCAACAAATTTATCTAAGTCTTGTTCAAACAAATCATCTAAGGTGCCGTCATATTCAATCTTACCCATTCCAACTTCCAATTTACCAATCGTATCAAGACGATAATTGGGCTGTTCAGTGTAAGTAAACTTTCTATAAAGATCTAAATAATCTAACGAAGAGATGCCAGCAATTTGATATTTGTTTCTGTATTTGGAAAATTTAACTTTATTAATAGAAGAAAGTCTATTAGCTTGTCCCCTACCCAACACCTCGCTTAATCTACGATAGAGATATGGAACATCAAAATAATTAGTATTCCATCCTGTAATGATTGTTGGGTTTATGCCTTCCCATAGATCTAAAAAGAAAGAAAGGAGATCGCGCTCATCTGAAAAGAATTTAACATAAGTATTATCTCTGTCATAATTGTCTTTTGACCCATATTCATCTAAAGCCAAAACATGATACTCATCTGTGATTTGGTCGTAAAGAGCAATAGAAGTAATTTTATTATTAGCAGTCTCTACATTAGGAAGATTACCTTCCATAGAAACCTCAATATCAAAGAACACCAAACGATGTCCTTCAGATGGTTCGTCATCTTCTAGATAGATGTCTGTTAGAACCCTAGTTTCTATTGGAAGATCGCTTTCAAAAATCCCCGGCTCTCCACGTTCAAAACGTCGCGTCTTTGAACACCGTTCGCCGGTGAAAGTTAGTTGATCTCCTTTTGGATTTTTACGATAAGCATATTGATACTCTTTCGCATCAAGTATATAAAACCCTTTCTTGTCATCCCATATATAAATCTTATCGTTTGCTAGATAGATATTCATATACATTGTTATTGTCCTATTATTCTTAAGTGGTCGTACTTAAATATACCAGCTTTATGGGGTTCTGTCAACCTCTTAGACAATTCTGGATAACTGTTATTTTAAACCACTCTTATTAATTTTTGCTTGATTCTCGTAATAAATCATTTTCTTCAGACTTTCATTTCGCTCTACTTCAAATTTACGAAGAGCTTCATCATATGTCAAGTCCTTATTTTGTGGCAAGGTTTTCCATGTGTGCCAAGGCATGTGTTCGTGATAGTTACTCATATTAAACTCCGGTTGATCCAAATCCTTTAGTATTACGTCCATCATTAGAAGACACTTCTTCTACTTCTTCCAGTTCAAAATTAGCTACTGGAATTAATATCAGCTGTGCAATCTTAGATCCTTGTTTGATATGTTCAACTTCATTACCATAATTAGCAAACATAACAAACAATTCTCCAGTATAGCCGTTGTCAATAACTCCGCCGATGGTTTCTAATGTAGTCTTAGTAGCCATAGAAGATCTATCCTTAACAAACCCAGCCCATTTGGGGGGGAATTGAAAAGATATTCCAGTACTAACTTTCATCTTTTGACCAGGCGCAATTGTAACATCTTCCATAGCATATAAATCGTAACCCAAATCCCCACTATGAGCTTTTGTTGGAGCGATTGCAGCTTTACTCAACCTCTTAAACTTTAAATTTGGATAATACTTGTGCTCCCCCCATTCAATTTTATGTTCGGGCACAGTATAATATGTTTGTGTCTTTGGCAATGGATACCCCGCGGGCCTTCCAAAATTTAAATTTTTCCAAGCTGGACTATCTGACATAACTTTCCTCACTTTATAATTAAACTAATTCACATTGTCCTGCATAACAAGCCAACTCAGCTTGAAGATGTGTTTCATCTTTAAGTTCTACTACATTATCAAGATTAATTTCTGTTAAAGAACCCACTGTTTCATTATAGGTTTCTTCATCAATATCTTCAAAGGGACTTTGAACATACGAATGATCGGTGTGCGGTAATACACACAATGCAGTATATACGTTTCTATTTTCCCACATCCATTCACTAACCGCACCCCATTCATCATCTTTAATGGTAACGGTAGTGGACACATTATTTCTGTTTTCGCCCTTGCGATGTCCAGTTCTCACCCAACCCGACCAAACATCTTTTACTCTGGTCAAAAGTTGTAATGCACTTTCCTGTCGTGTTATAGCCCCGGTTGGAGCCCTTTGAGGTACTTCGATTACAGCTTGTTGGTTCGGCTTAAAAAATTCATCTACGACCAATTCTGGATGATGTTCGGAAAGATACCCATAAATAGCCTCATCCTTGCCAACGCGTAATCTACGAATATAATAATCATTGTGCCAAGCATGAATTCCTGAACTAGAACCTAAAACCAAACTAGAAGTTCCTTCTGGTTTAATCGTAGTAGTTCTAGCTGCTTTTCGTATTCCAAACAACTTAGCAGCTCGTTCATTCTCTTCCTTCACCACTCTTGCCGCTTCCGGCATATTCAATTTCAATACATTACCAGAAGCAATACCTGTCATACTGACACCAATCAATGCCTCTTTTTCAGTTGTTTGCGTCCAAATGTCTCTAAGATAGTGAAAATTAGTATAAGACGCTTGAAGAGTGCCAATAAAAGCAGCCGCTTTAGACCTTTCATTATATTCATCTTGGTCATGAATATCAGAAGCATTAATAGTAGTTAAATTACAAAATTGATAAGGTCGAAGGGAAATCTCTGCGCAAGGATTAAGACCATAATCTTTATCGTTTGTGAAAAAGAATCCGGGCTCTCCAGACTTAGAAGCTTCAATCTTAGACCATAAATTCATAAAACTTTCTTTATCAACTCTATGTCGAAGAATAACCGCTGAATTATTTGAACGTGCAAGGTGGGGTTTACTTTCGTACCAGTCTCCAAATTTACAAGTCAACATCTCATCATCGTCTAAATCAAAAAGAGAAATCATTGCGGAACGACGAATGCCACCAGAAAGAACTGCATCAGCAATATAACAATTAATTTCGTGAACTTCTAATGGAGTTAACTTATCACCATCGTCCTTTCTCTCTAATACCTTACGAACGTTATGTAAACAATCGTGTAGGGGCTCGGGGCCCGGCGCTTTTCCACCACTGGTAATGAGGTGGGCACCCTTGGGCCTGACATCACCAAAATCAAACTTGGGCGCTGCTCGGCCTGTTAAATATGCTTTCATCAATACTTTAACAGCTTCTGACCATCCCTCTATAGAATCGCCAACAAGATAACGTCGAGTCTTTATTGGTTTTCTAATCTGAGGAAGTTTGTCCACATGGTGGCTTTGAACAGAATATCCAACGCCAGTTCCAGAAAGCAAAAGAAACATTAATTCAGAAAATGCTTCATAACTTTCCATTGGAAGATAACAACAATTATATAGTCTTGCATTGTTGATTTCAATTGGCTTACCCCCAAACTGTAAACTTCTCATACTAGGGAGAACCTTTTTCTCATAAACGAAATTATAAGCCGTTTCTATCTCATCCTGTAAATGTGGGTGTCTCTTAACGTGCATCATTTTGTTTCTATCAACAATTTCGTTCCAGTTTTCTCGTCTGTTCCAAGCTTTTATAAATTTAGCATATTTCATGTAAACCGTGATATCAGATAAGATAGAAGCGGCCAGATCCATAATAATTCTCCATAGGGTTAACGTTTATAGTATTTTTAAAAAGACTACTAGTTTCCATTTGATTGAAAACCTTCCAACTTATCGGCTAAAAACTTTCTCATGTTTGCTTCACCGCTGGCCATTGTCTCTTTAAGTTTATCACCCTCTGGAGAATTTGGGTCATATATTTTTACGATACCTTTTGCGGTATCCATGCGAACCGGAAATGTAACACCGTCCGGGCCGAACCTATTTTTTATAAGATGGGCTCGTCCCGTATTGTTAATCTTATCGTCGGTTTTACGGCTTAGCGAAAGCAAAACATCTGCTGTTTTAACCTTATTGTAACTTTCTGCAATCTTATCAGCCTCAATTATTTCGTCATGAATGCTGGACCGTTGCGTCTGACTTGCGGTCCAAATTGGAACTTGTAATTCAGCTGACATTGATCTTAGTTCTTCATAAATATACCCCAACTCTTCGTAACGCGCATTCGATTTCGTAGGCGTTCTCATTAAATCAGCATAATCAACAACAATCAAATCTGGAACGAACCCTTGCATACTAAGATAATCAATATGAGCCGTCAAAGTATTAGCACTGGCCGATCTTCCGGGGTAATATTTAATGATTAAATTTCCTTCTATTTTATCAACAATATCCTTGACTACATCTAAATGATTTTTTAATTTAGAAGGTTCAATTTGTGAAAACACAGTATCATAACGGATACCTTGATAGTTTTCATTTAACTCAAAACTATAATGGAGAACATTCTTACCCAACTTAAGCGCGGTGGCACCTAAGTTAGTTAGGGCCCACGATTTACCGATGCCTGAGGGGGCTGCAATGACGCCTAGTTCCCCCGGACCCAGCCCCCCGTCTAGATGTTCATCTATGGGGGTCCACCCCGTAGGCATGGTGTTTCTTGCGGACTCAAGATATCTAGTATCAAAGTCTTCTGCCCACACAAGTCCAACATCTTTTTGGGTTCCTGCCTTTAATGCATTATCAATTAAAGATTTAATATCATCATACTGACCTCTTTGCAACAGTTCAGCAGAATGAAGAATAGCATGTTTAAGAGTTTGGTTCTTAGCAAATTCTAAAAATCTGTTTTGAACATATTCAAGATCTTGATCTGTAAAATGAGTATGACTATTTTTTAACTGATCAATAACCTCTACCTTTAAATTACTCTTTGTCTCCAGAGTAGTCATTTCAACTCTGAAAAACTCCATTGTTGGGTTTTTCTTATACTCCGAATAATATTGAATAATTTTATTGACAACCCATTTCGAAGCTTGACTTTCAAAAAAGTTTGGATTCAAAACATCAATTGATTGTCCCAAGAAAGATCCATTGAGGATCAGTGAAGCAATAACCTTAGATTGAAACGCTGGACCGAACTGCGTAATCGTATCTACATTCTTGTTAAAATCAACCATCAAACCTCGTCAACGAGTTAAACGTGGAAACCACCCAACTATCATAGTTTTGCATCGCTGGTAGTATACTAGTCTCTATTAGCAACTTTGTCAAGTCATACTTCTTTAAAAAGAGTTGGGGTTTGTTTATTTTATTTAAAACTTTCAGTTTATTATTGTCACTCATCATAACAGATAACAAAGACATCATAATTAAATTTCTCTGAATAGTTTCTTTTTGATCCACGATCTTTGACATAACTTTTGACTTTGAAGATTCAGCAATAGTGATGACATCATCCAAATCAAGTTTTTCTTCAGTAGCAAACCCAGGCATAAACTTTAATAGAGTTTTCATTCCCAATCCTTTTATGCCTGGGAGATTATCACTTATGTCGCCGGTTAAGGCTCTATACAAAAGAAAGTTATTAGGGTGTATAGTATAATCTTCAAGTACTGTTTCTGGAATATATGTTTTCTTTTTGACCGGATTCCAGACTTTAATACCGTCGCCGACCAATTGAAGAAAATCTTTATCGGTAGAATAAATAATACTCTCTCCACCATTCTCTACCACATGTTGAGCAATATAACTAATGATGTCATCTGCTTCAACGTGGTCAAGAGTAATCGTTGTAATGGGCAATTTCATCAAAGCCTTTGCAACAATCACCAATTCATATCTCATCAAGTCTTGTTCGTCTTGTTCAGTGGTCATATCATAAGTTCGATTGAGCCTAGTTAAAGGTTTTCTACCTGCCTTATAATCGGGATAAATCTCTCTTCGGCGTTTAGAACCACCCTTCCCATCAAATATAACATAAACCCGACTAGGCTTAAACTTACGAATTACATAACCAACTGACTTTAAAAATCCTGTCACTCCTCCAATATGATTTCCATTTTCATCCATAGTTGGAATTGCAGCAAAAGCTCTAATGAACGTATTCATTCCATCTATAATGAGAACCCGATCATTAAGAGTAGTGCCTTCGTCCTTGTTAGAAAAATCCATTGATTGAAAAACTTCTAAAAGATCTTGTGTCATTCCTCTGCATCCTCGAAAATTGGTTTCTTATCTGTTGAACGATACGCCATAATTACATGTTCACAAATATCATCATAGATTTTACTCTTGCGATCTGGATCTGCTTCTAGAAACTCTACAAAATCTTTGGATTGGAATTTATGTTCCTCTCCAGCTTCATCAATAAATTTGTACCAAGCACCAGCCTGTTTAATCAGTTTCTTTTCCTTCATAACTTTTAACCAAGCAGAATAATCGTCAATACCACGATTAAAGTAAATATCAAATGCAGCTTCACGAAGTGGAGGACCACAACGATTCTTCACTACAACCGCTTTGACAGATACGCCAATAACATCATTTGAAGAATTTTTTATCTTTGAAACCATCTTTAACCTCAGCCGAACTGAGGAATGGAATCGAAGTGCCATTCCCCCAGACGTAGTATACTGATCTGCGAAAGGCATTGCATTCATCTTCTGTCTCAACTGATTGGTGAAGATTAATAGAACACGTTGCTTGGCTAACATATTCGTAACTTTTCTCATAGCCTTACTTAGAATGATTGCCTTATCAGTTGCATAGCCATCCTTAGTAAAATTAGATTCTATTTCACTCTTAGTCGAAGCAGCGGAAACGGAATCTACTACAATAGTAACAAGCTTATCCTTCTCTGTTTTTCTGACCTTCTCAATGATATTGGTAATCATATCAAAGATATCTTCTATTGATTCAGCATGAACATAAACCAACTTAGTCATATCAAGACCGATAGCACGATAGAAATCATCATGTACAGAAGATTCAGTATCAATGATAACTCCAATACCGCCTTTCTTTTGAGTATTAGCTATAACGTGTGCGGCTAATAGACTCTTACCTGACTGTTCTAGTCCTGTAATTTCTACTATCCTACCCACAGGCAAACCACCATGCGGACGATTTGAAATCGCCAAATCAAGCATGGTGGCTCCTGTGGATACCCAATCATTTAAATCAATTGGAGTCTCGTCCTCGCCGTCTAAGAAAAATGCAACTTGATCTTCATCAGACATCAAAGAATTTAAACTATCAGCAATAATTTGCGCCATCTCATCACGATCTGGCGTCTTTATTTTCTTTTTGACGGCCATAAGTTAGCTCCTTATTCTGCAAACAGGGACTCAAACTCATCTACTGCTGACTTAACCGTATCGCCAGCACTAGATGGAGCCTGTGCTGTAGTAGGTGCGACCGAAGAATCAGTTACACCAGTATCTTCATCAGCAGAATTAGGATCAAGATAACGTTTTAGAACAACAGACAACTCTTCATAGGAAGGTTCCTTAAAAAGAGTAGTAAGATTTGGCTGATTGGTTGTCCAACGGTCAACCAAGGAAGCATCCTCTGAAACTGGCGTCTGATTCGGCTTCACCAAAATCGAAGTCTTCGCGAAGTTCGTATCACTCTTGTCCTGTGGAGTATAATCCACTACGATGTCCCGTCCTGTTTCGATATGAGTAATATCACCATAATCGGGATCGTTAATATAAGTAAGAAGTGCTTGATACACAGTCTTACCAAACGAGTAAAAACGTACACCCATGTCTTCTTCACCACGAACCACTACTGGAGCGAAGGTACGAAGTTTGGGCATAAAGGCACGTGCCTGTTGATAAGCCTCGCGAGTTCCTTCAGCACGAAGGTTCTCAGCGAACTCTGCAATCGGATCGGGATTGCCGTTGGAAATTGGGCTTAGGTGACTCCGGTTTCCAAGATAATGGAAATAGAGTTCAATGAAAGGGTTTTCGGGACTGGCCGTTAACGGAACAATCCTTACTTGAGACTTGCCTTCTGCCGGCCTCCAAAAAGCGGATGACCGTTTAGTTTGTCCCTGAAAAGTGTTTAACTTGGCACGAAGTGCGTTAATATCAAGAGCCATAATTTTCTCCTTATGGTTTAGGGTTTATAATTTAACACTACATAATGTAACAGGTTTAGTAGTGGTTGTCAAGGGGTGGTTTAAAGTTTATTTATTATTAAGTATTTGTAGTTTAAAAGCATCTAATTTATCGTTTATTTATTACGGGTTATCGTCTAATCTTAAAATTTGTTTTACTTGTGTTGATATTCTTTTCAATTTGCCATAAGCGGTGACCAAGACCATATTCTCTAATTCTTCCCAATCAACTCTAAATCTTTTATCTAAGATTCCATTATTCTTTTCCATGATTAATTTATTAAGAGCATTGATTGTATAAATGGTATTGGTTTGTTTTTTGCGATGAACAGATATTGTAGAATTCAAAACATCACTTAAATCAACATTTGTAACATTATATGTTAAAATTAACTGTTGTTCATCATCAGAATAAATGTCCGCTGTTTCTTTCGTATTTTCTAAAATAAAAATTTTATTTGAAACTACTTGATATTTTTCTGAGATATTTTGACAAGTATCAACCAACTCATCTGATGTACAAAATGTACAAAGTAACTGTGTCTCCATGACAATCCCTCTGTTGGAATTGTCTATAAATAGGTTTAGAAATGCTCAAATTTCATATTTTTCAGGTTGTCACCAATAGAAACTGAAAACGGATGTTTTAATGTTTTCTGTAAAACATTAATTAAATTATCAATTTTAGCTTCCTCTACATCAAAAAGCATTGAATCATAAGTATAGAGAATCGGAACCATGTCTTGTTTTATAAGATTGTACAAGTATTTAATATTTGTTTCAGCCTCTGCCGACTGAACAAAATAATTAAATACTTTATTTCGTGTAGCGTTTTCTACCACAATCTTTTTGCCAAACTCTGTAATCAACATACCCGTACTCTGATACTTCGACCACAATTTATCTTGGAATCTATCAACTTTATCAAACAACGGTATGTCTTTTACAATATCTTCAAACTGATATCCATAAAGATTTCTAAAAGTTATTACTTTTGATTCATTATATTGTTCTGGTGTTAGTTCTGTTGTTTTAAAATATTCTTGACCCAATGTTCTATGTGGATCTTCTGGAAGTGTTATACCAATATATTTTTCAATTAAAAATAAATGATAACTTTTAAAATCCATGTTTACTAATTTACCATTCTCATGTCTAGAAACAAACGAGGTTCTAGAGTTGTCAGCCTTATTGAGAGCAGCATAATTGATTCCACCATGTGCGTTACTGGGTCTGCCTGTGGTGGTGTAATGATTATAGTTAGTTAAAACCTTATCATCATTAATTAACTTACGTCTCTCCACTCCAAACGAATTCAAAAAGGCATCGTGGTCAACAAACAATCCCTCAGATTCTATTTTAGAAAAGACGTAAGGAATAGTATTATGATATGTAGTTAAATATTTCTGATCGAAATCATCTTTCTTCTTGACCAACGATGCAATATCTAATGATTGGCCAATCCGTTGAAGTGTATTCAAATGGGAATAGATAGGAATGACCGAATTCAAATTAGAAATTTGATTCAGCCGTGAAGAATAAAAAGTAGAAAGTTGATTGTAAACTTCTTTGTTATCAAAATACTTTAAGTCAAAACAATCTTGTACGTCCAGCCCCAAATGTAACAATTGTTTTATGTCATACACAAAAGCATTTCGTAAAACCAAATCTTGATAATCTTGATGGGGATAATCAATGTGAGTAAACGAAGAATAAAACTCTCCATCTTGGGTCTTAATATAGATGCAAGACAAAGAATTCAAGAGAGGATGTGTCTTTGGATCTGAAAGTAAATACAAACAAACCTTCGGTTCATCAGAAGTTAGGATTGTTTGTAAATCATAACCTGTTAAAAATTGCATTAATTTCCGATATAAAACTGTTCATAGTTAGTCAAGTAATTTTTGACCACTGGTATTTTCCTACCAAGGAATCTAACAGCACCCGCGTTCTGTGTCAAGACGCCTGGGATATTAATTGGTTCCTTTCCCCCCGCATATGCAGGATTGCCGGTATACAAATGAATAATTTGATCGTCTAATCGTCCCTTAATAACCCAATTCAAATGGCCCAATATAACATATTGATTACTATAAAGCTTGTCATAATCTCTACGAGTAATTTCAAATACTTCTTGA